GTGGGCAACGCCGCGACAGCCTCGTCACGTTCGGTGTAGAGGCTGCCGTCGGCGTTCACCCTGTGGAGGTAGCCCTTGCGTAACCGGTCTTCGATCGCTTCGTGTAGAGGGAGATCCATCTTGAAGATGGTTCCTTGCTCGCCGCGAATGAAAACAGATTCGGCCATGTGATCAGGTGTTCCGCTTGAGCTGGAACGCGGTGACCGTCATGACGACCGACGACTCGAGGATCATCGAACCGTCTGACTGGACGAACCGGCCGGACTCGAACGGGCCGATCCACTGGGTCGTGGTGTTCGCCACAGTGACGGTCAGGTCACCCTGGCCGGACGCGATCGCGAGAGGCTGGGTGCCTGCCTTGATCGTGACCGTGCCAGAGCCGCCGGACGCGTTGCTGACCCGAAGAAGGGTTAACTCCGGCAGCGACTTGACGATGGCGGGTGGGGTGGGAACCGAGGGGATCTGAAGGCCGTTGCCGGCCCCAGCCACGGTCGCGGTACCGGCCGGGTCGGCAAGGTTGCCGTTCGGGACGGTGACGCTGTAAGCGAGCGCTGCGCGTGCCATAGTGTCGTCTCCTTTTCAGTGGGTCAGGGTCAGGAGACCGTGACGAGGGCGGTAGCGAGGGCGTCCGGGCGCACGAGCTTCGCGCCGTACAGTGCGAGGCCCTTCAGCGCGTCGGAGAACGAGGACTGCGGGCGCAGAGCCTCGGTCTTGTTGATCTGCTCCGCGAAGCTGATCGCCTGGTTGGTGCCCGCGATGGTCGCGAATTCCTGACCCGTGGTGTTCGGGCAGTTGTTCGACAGCATGATGTCGAACCCGGCCGCGCGGCCAACGTGACCGTTGCGGAGACCTTCATCGGTGCCGGCCTCGTTCACCTTCACGAACCGGGAGTCACGCAACAGAACCCCGTGGAGGTCCGGCGTGACGACGACGAAACGGCCCTGAGTGGGGACGTTGGCCTTGTCCAGCTTGATCTTCAGCGGAACCAGCACGTTGTCGTACGCCTGGTTGGGTGTCGCGATTGCGACGCCCACGGAACCGAGAGCGTTCGCGGTCTGGACACCCGTGTAGAACGACGCGATGAACTGGTCGATCACGTCGGCCAGAGCGTAGGCGGCCTCGTCGGCTGCCTGAGGCATCACGTTGCCGCGGGCCTGACGTGCGTCAACGTCGTCCACAGAGAACGACCAGTACTTCGCCTGGTCGATGGTGAGGGTCCGCTGAGCGTCAGTCAGTTCAGGGAACGTGATCGTGGTCGAGTTCGGCACGTAGGTGCCGATGGTCGGGCGGGAGATCGACGTGATACGGACGGTGTCGCCGTATTCGCTGATCTCACCCTCGTAGTCCTTGTTGACAACCATCGGGCTGCCGAAGACGAGGGCCTTGCGGAGTGCGACCAGGAGATTGGCGGACCAAATCTCCGGCCTGAAGCGGGTGATCGACATTGGAGGCTCCTTAGTGAGCGGTTATCCCCAACAGGTCGTCCAAGCGCCCCTCTTTCTGGGCCTTGACGATTTCGTTGGCGGACATGGTTGAAAGTTGGTCCTCGGTGACCTGCACCGGTTTGCCGGCGGGTGTTTTACCCCGCGGGCCGGCGTCGGGGTCGCCCTGGAACCTCCGGCCTTGCGCCGCTAGGTAGGGCTCTTTCTCGATCAGCTCCGCAATGGCGTCGTTGATCTCTTCGGCGTCGACGTTTCCGTCGTCGTCAACCTCGAACTGTGTGAGGTCGAGGAGTTTCAGCGCCAACGCTGGGTTGGCGAGCTTGCCGGTTGCTGCCGCACGGATCTCCGATCGGACGATCCGGTCGTTCGCCTTGCTGGTTGCTGCCTTGATCGCGTCGTCGACTGCCTTCTGCCTTGCTGCCGCGAGTTCAGCGTCGTCACCCTTCGGTGCGTTCGCTGCCTTCAGCGCCGCGTTCTCAGCCTCGATAGCGGACCGCTTGTCACGTTCGGCCTGCCACTTGGCTTTCATCCGGTCCAGCGCCTGCTTGCCTTTGTCGCCTAGAGCGTCAGCGGCCTTTGCGGCTGCTTCCTCTTCTTCCGCGGCCAGTGCGGCTGCGGCGGCTTCGGCCTCTTCCTCAGGGGTCAGTTCAGCGGGTGCAGTCATTGCGTGATCTCCCATTGCGGGTGATGCCCGGACGCCTTGCGCGTGCGGGTGGTTCAGTGGAGGTAGCCGAACAGTTTCAGCAGTCGGATAGCCTCGGTCCGCGAGCCGTTCGCTTCGCGGTAGATCTGTTCCGGCATCAGCCGGACACCGCCGTTGCGGTATGCGGTGAGCGTGGTCGTCAGGACCTGCCCGGATGCGGTGTACATGCCGGACCGGGCGTTCACTACGCGGCCCATGTCGGCGCCGTCCCGTAGCGCCTGAGCGCCTGCTTTCGTGAACGTCTTGTCCTGCTCAGAGGTGGTCAGGGAGTCGAAGTACTTCTCGGGTGTCCACAGCCGCGGGTCACCGTCGAACGCGCCGTCATCGGCGGGGACTGACGTGCAGTCGCACCGCGGGTGACGCTCGAACCCGGCGTCCCACCGGAACCACTTCCCGGCGAGGACGACGCACCGGTCACACGACGGCGGGCTGAGCACCCGGTAGAACCCGGTGACGGTCGGCCGCGCCGTGGTGGCGACACCGTCCGCGACCCGCCCCGCGTCTGTGACTTGGGTGCCGGCGACTAGCTCGAGGAACAGGCCGCCCGTGTTGAGTGCCTGCTTGATCGTCGCGCCGCGTTTCAACTGCTGCAACGCGTACAGGTTCGACAACTCGAGCAGTTGGGCGAGGTTCCGTCCGTCGGATGCGACTCCGGCGAACATTGCCGCGTTCACCAAACCCACCGGGTCGTTACTGACGCCTTGCGCGGCGAGGAGAGCAACCGTGGACGTTTCCGCGGTGTTCGCTGCTTCCCGCTGCGCCGACGTGATCGTCTGAAGGATCGACGGCCCTACAGTGATCGCCCAGGATGCGCGGATCGCTTTCGGGTCGATCCCCGCCCACGCCTTACGGACCGCGAGAACAGTCCGGCGGGCTAGTAGGTGACGGGCAACGTATTTCTTGCGGGCCAGTACGAGCGGGTCAGGCATCACGCACCGCCGGTCTGGTTGCCCTGCCCATCGTCAGCCGGCGGCATGGTCGTGTCAGGCTTCGGTCCGAACTCCAACGCTGCGGCTTTCGCTGCCTCTTCCGCGTTGTGCCGGTCGATCTCGTCAGCCAACTCCACCGGGTCGTTGATGAACCGTTCCGCGACGTACGGGAAGGAGAACCCGGCCTGCCGGAGCTTGATCGCCAAATCGGCCATCTGCCCTTCGGACCGGAGCTCGAAGTCTTCCCACATGACCCGGCCGCCGCGGGCAGCGGTCGCTTTCGCGTCCTGCCCGAGCATCTGATACCCGACAGCGGCGATCTCTTTAATACCGCCGGAGTAGTAGACGGCCCGTTCACGCACCTTGGAGATGTGCGCCTGAGCGAGAGCGATCAAACCACCCTCAGGAACGTTGACGATCTTGCCCGTGAAGTAGTGAGCCGGGGTCCGCGTCTGCGCCGCCAAATGGCCGACAGCGAACTCGATAGCGTCGGTGAACGTCGCCAGGTTCGACGGATCCCACTGCGCGATCTTCGCGTTGTCACCCTCGAAAGCCATCATGCGGGCCATCGCGGCGGGCTTCAGGAACTCGTTGATGTCGACCTGCTTGAACGACCCCGTAGGTTTCCCGCTGCTGTCGAGAATCGGGATCTGCGGGGCCATCGCACCCAGGACGACACGCTGCGGCATGGCAGCGAAGTCAGCGGCGGTGAACATGTACGCCCACAGCGCGTTAATCGCGTCCTGCATCGCCGCGGCGCCCTCAACTTCAGACAGCGGTTCCGCTTTCAACCGGGGCCGGTTCGCAAGTTCGATGATCGGCACAACCCCAGCGGGGTTCGGTATCACGGCAGGGTCGCCGCCTGGCAGGTTACGGATGATCCACTGGTACTTCCGCAACTCATCCGGCGTGTACGCCTGCAGCGACTGCTGCGGGCGTTGACGCTGCCACTTCCAAATCTCGGTGGCCGTGTACAAGGTGCCGTAGTCGTATTGACCGTCAGTCCAACGCTTCAACGCTGCCTTACGGCGGCGCCTCGAGCCTGGTTCGTAGCCGACGATCACCTCGTCAGCTGTCTCGAACGTGATGTCGGGGGTCATGCCGTCGTCGCCGTCGCCCCATACGAGCGCGAACGCCCGCTTGGCGATACACGCTTCGGTGAACGCCTGCGATGACTGCGCCGGGCCTTCGTTGGCCTGCCAGATGCGGGCGAAGTCACGGTCAGCGGTCCGCTGAACGCCTGCGTCTTCACCGTCAGCGGCGAGCCGCAATCCAGCAACAGTCAGCTTCTCAGCGGTCGTGTCCGCTACCGGCGCGCACCAGTTGTCTTTGAACCCGGCGTACTGGGTGCCGAAGTGCTTCCGGTACTCAGCGGTCGCGAACTTCAACGGCTGACGGCCGTCGTAGTAGTCCTGCATCCGCTGAATCGGCCCAAGCCGGTTGTCCAACTGCTGCGATAGTTGGTTCACGAGGTTCCGGGCGGCCAGGGTTTCCTGGTTGTAGAAATCGGAGGGGTCGGTCGGTGTGGTCACGCCGACTCCTTCCTGTTGTGTGTTAGACGAATGCGAACCCGTACGAGACGTTCGGCCGGTCGTTCCACCCGTCTGCACGGGCATCGCAAGCGGCTTCGTGCGCTAGGACACTGGACATCGCGGCGTCGATCTTCTGGTGATCAGCGCCAGCGGGTTTCATGAGGACGAACCGGTCAGCCGGCATCGCTTTCTTGCGGGCGTTCCCGACATGGCTGGTGGTGATCGGGCAGCCGTCGTGCTTCAACGCACCGGTGGACAGGTCAGCGGAGAACCGTTTCAACGCGTCGTGCATCCGCTTCGCCTGGTTCGTCGGCCATTCGAGGTAAACCTTCTCCCCGAACTCGACTCCCCAGTCCCCGATCTGTGACCGCCAGTACGGGTCTGTGTCGCAGTAGAACCGCGCTATCCGGTACCGCCGGTTCAGTTCCCCCATGGCGACGAGAACTTCGCTCCTGGGCATGATCCCGCCGTGTTGAGCGGGGTTCCAGATACACGGCCGGTCATCCGGCCCGTAGGTGGGGGTAAACAGCATCCCCGCATACGTTTCGAGCCGGATCGCGGTCCAGTCGTTGTTCTCCGAACCGTCGAACCCGCCGCACACCGCCGTACCCGCCGGCGGGTTAGGGAGCCATTCCATACGCCCGCTCCCATAGTCCGTCAGGCAGCCACGACCCGGCACCCTGAACGAGCCGGTTGCCGTAGAACCGTTCCGCCTGCGCCGGGTCCGTTTCGATCAGTTCAGCGGCTTCCGCTTCGATCGAATCCAGGTCAACGTGCGCCGACCCACGGTAGGCGTAGGCGTGGATCTTCCGCCGGTCCGTCTTGTTCAGGTACGACCCGAGCGCTGCCGGTGTTTCCCGGAAGAACTTGAACACGTCCGGCCGCTGCGACTCATACGTCTGCTGCGCCGTCGAGTTCTCCGACGGATCCCACGGGTTCGTCGTCTCCTGCGACCGTCCACCCATACCTGCGAGGCCGCGTCGCTGCGTCTGAGCTACGTTCACCATCTTGTTCGTCTTCGTGTACAGCCCGGTCTCATCCTGAGCCGCGTACGTGATCGGGTTACCCAGCTTCGACTGCGCCGCCGACGTGACCGGGTCGATACGGCCACGGTCCCCGATGCGGATGAACCCCTCACCGACCGTCAACTGTTCAGCCAACGGACCCCTACGGATCATCGACTGCAGCGGCCGGTAAATGTTGTCGGTCTGCTCAATCGACGTAGCCAGCAACTGAATCAACGGCGTGGCCCACGGGGTGCCCATCGGCTCGCCAGGCTCGTACTCGTAACCCCAGCCGCAGGAACAGCCATGATCAGAGCAGTCATACGCCTCGCCACCCACAGCCCAGCCGTCGAACGTCGCCGGCCCGACAGCCTCAAGACAAATCCCCGTCGCTGACCACGGACCCTTGCCCGTCTTCTGCGGCGCGACGATCTGAGACCGGCGAGCTTCGAACGCCGTACCCAACTGTCCACGCTTCGCCGACCGCTTCACCCGGTAGTGGTTGACCGTGCACCATTCCTGCCACGGGTACATCTCGAACGGGTCACCGATCCGGCGACCGTCAGGGATCACACAGTGAGCGGGGATCCAAGCGAGCGCCACCCACAGCGCCGGGAAGTCGACAACGAAGTCGTCAGGCTCCCTTGCCACCGTCGAGGACCTTCAGCCCGGACGAGGTCGTCGACCGCGTGGTCCGCTTCGGCTTCTCAACCTCCGCAGTGACGGTCCCGATCGTGTACCCGGCCGCTTTCAACGCGGGAGCGGTCAGCCCGAGCTGCGAAAGGAACGACTGGGCAGCTTTCCGGTTCTCCGCGGAGTTCTTCGGCGTCGCCGCCTCACAGAACTGCCGCACGAACAGCGCCACAATCTCCACCATGGAGTGATCCAGCCAATACTGCGCCTGCGGCTTCCGCCAATACCGCGCCCACATCTCGAACTCGCCGTCAGCCAGTTCAGGGAACGGCCACTCCGGCGCCGGCACGGTACGAGGCTCCGACGACAGCACGATCAGCCCCGAAGTGTCCTTACGCCGAGACGTATCCAGCGCGTTCGGATCCTGAGGACGGCCAGCACCCGGCCGAGCGCCACCACTAGGCATGTCGAATCACTCCTCAGCCCCTTGCGGGCATCAGGAAACGCCGCCAGCCTTGCGCTGGACGGTCAAGCTTGAAACTGCGGGACCTCCGAGCGACC